TACCACTACACAAATCCCCAACATTTGGTACGCAAATTTTTAAAGAACAATAAGCACGATGGCTACAAAACAAAAAACCCTCTAGACTTTCATCTTAGAGGGTTTTGGGAAATAAACTTTTATCTGTTTACTTTACTTTCCAAAACCCCCTCGATCAAACGCATATGATACATTAATCTCTGGGCGTGTGCATGTCAAGCCACTTAATAGTGGTAGATGCTGTTTTAGCATTCTGGATATGTTTAACGATTTCATGGTTTGATTATACTACAGGTTTGGTTTAAAGTAAAGCGAAGTTTTAATAACCTTACAACACGTAAGGTCATTGTTTATTTAGGAGTTTTTCTCACCTCTAACACCTATTATACGGCACTATTTAATTAAAGTCAAGTCTTTTTTGACTTCAATGTTGCAGTGTTCAAGAAAGTCTAAGCCGAGAGTGTCGCGATACGATTCTCTATAGTAAACAGTTTTGATACCTGCACCATGAATTAATTTAGCGCAATGAATGCAAGGAGCATGAGTGCAGAATAAACTGGCACCATTGCCTGATTCACCATCACGTGCGAGTTTGATAATAGCATTTGCTTCAGCATGAATAACCTCATCTTTTGTTTTTGTAACCTCTGGATAGTGGTAAACAGTGCGAGATTCCATGTGCACTTCTTCGTGCGCAGGAATAATTTCTTCGCATTCATTAGTCCACCCAGATGGCATACCATTGTATCCGATTGAGATGATACGATTATCTTTAACAACAACCGCACCAACCTTCAAACGAACAGCAGAACTTAGCTGAGCAAATCTCTCAGCGGTATCCATGAACGCACTAATCCATTTTTGTTTCATACTTTTATTTAATAACGAATTCAAATTTGTCAATCTCTGACAACTTGTTTGTTGGGACCATAAATGAATAATTAATATTCATTTCTTGATTTGTGTAAATTGCAAGTGTGCTGTTTTTATATCTGCCACCAAGGTAACTACTCTTCGCTGCATTCTGTTCAAATTTATCGTAGAACGCAGTTCGGTTTATACCCATGGGAATAGAGAACTTCTTAACTCCATTGCTTATACCAACAGTTTGAATATCCAAATAATCAGTGAATGCTTTGAAATCAATACCTACGATATAGCAATCATCATTTATATAGTTTCTATATGGTGAGAAACAAATAGTGTTATCATCAGTTCTATTGGTTTGTTGTTCAGCCATTTTACTAAGAATTGCAGTAAACCCAAACGTCGCAGCAGATGGGAATGCAGCATTCAATGCGCCACTGGCCACACGTTCAGCAACTCTTAGATCTTCTAAACTTTTTCTATCTATGGTTTCTGCCAATGAACGAACATCGCTTTGCCACTTTGGGATCCAAACTAATTTACCAGAAACAAATACTTGAGTTGATGATCCTTTGTTTACATATTCTATGTTGGTAACATCTAACCTTAATGCTTTGTTCTTGTTGTCCAGCGACTTTACTGCTTTATAAATCTGATCAGCATTTGCTTGTCGTTCTGTTAATCCAGAACGCATTGACTCAGGTATATTAGCAGTCTTGGTGCCAACTCGATTATCTTTTATGACATCAACATCGGCACGTATCTTTATTTCGTTATTGTTATATGAGAGAACCTCATACTTCTTAATGACACCACCAGTGTACTGAGTAATATCCTCAGTCAGATTACCATTGCGAACATTATGCTCGCTGTTAATCCAAGTACCTGTTACCTTTTCAACTGCTGCAACTTTAGCGTTACGTAATGCTGATTCAAATGTATCACCGTAACCTGTAGTGATAACTTCTTCAGCATTACATAAACTCGCAACTAAGCAGAGTAGTAGTAACGAATGTTTCATTTTGCCAGTTCTTGGGACTGAGACTTTACGGTATCTACACCTTTGTCTAACATCTTAGCAATGCCACTGAACCCAACAGTTGCTAGAACCAAACCAAAGATTGTTCCTAGAATAAATGCTTTCATATTAATTCCCCATTGATGCACGCAATTGACGTGCTGCATTCATAGATCGTTTGTCAACTTGAACTGTAACAACAACGTATTTTGTATCTGACGAAATTTTACGCTCAACAATGTAAATACCTTTCAGTATACCATTAGATTCAACTGAGATCTTTTCGGTAATCTCTTCAGCGATATTTGCTGCACGTTGTTTACTTGAAACATCATCTTCCGAAACATTCTTTGAAAGGGATTTAGTAATTGCATCAGTGGTTGTTTTGGATTTGAGATCCTGATTAATAAACTCAACGATGTTTCGTTTTGCTCGCATATTAGCCACGTTCATACCTTGTTCAAGACCAGCGTCAACATTAATAGGTACTGCCGATGTTGCAGAAGATTTAAGCGATTCCCACTCACCCTTGTCGTTGAATGTTACTTCAACCTTACCAAAGTCTTGAGTAAACTTAACTGCTTCTGATGATGGCGTATCTAATGCTACTTTTGTTGTACTACACGCAGATAACGCTAGAACTGCTGCTACTAAAATCAATTTTTTCATAATATATTATTCCAATGTTAATGAATACACTACTGCATTCGGTTTATTATATGCTTCTATTACACGATCCCGCATATTAGGATCTGACAATTTGAAACCAAGTCTACTTGATGACTTAGGATCAACTTGTTGTAACACATTAGACTGAGTGTTCTTATCTAAGAGAACAATCGATCTATCTTCAACTGGAACTGCAGGGATTGGTGTGATTACAACTGGCGAATTGCTCGCAAGCATCACAGGTTTTGATTTGAGTTTTGCAAAGTCGTTATCGAACTTAGCCCACTCAGAATTGAAGTCAAGAGCCATTGCATTAGTTGCAACGAAACATAACACTATCACAGGTTTCATAATAAATCCTCCATAGTATTATTATACTACAGAATTCGATTAAAGTCAAGTCATTTTTGATTTTATTTTTGCAATAACATCAACTGCAGCCTTCATCCCTTCTTTGTCCATCATATCATCAAACAATTCTTCTCTTGCAAGTTGGATATTGTTTAATACTATCATGGCTTCTCTTTCGTCCATGGAGTTGAGCATCATTTTGAACTCATCCTCTTCTAGACTTAGAAGGAATAAAATAAAGTCTCTGTCGTCGTCTTCAAGATGTCGCACTTTCTTTGGCTTTCTTCTCTAATGGAGGAATGAACCCAGCATCAGTTACCAATTTTCGTGTGATCTTTGGATATTTTTTATGTAGTGTCTGGTCTTTAATCGCGATCAAGACTTCTGCTTCAGTAGGATGACAACCTTCAAGCATAGAGATAAACAATCCCTCACGCTTCAATGGTAGCAAATCTGCTCTACAGAAAATATATAACCTGCGCATTTCGCTGAACATATTTGTTGGGGTCATACCCAATGGCTCATCTGCAGGTTTGTATGGTGGAGTACCTTCAGGAAGAATCATTTTCTTTGAAGGATCGAATGCATATTCAAAAATCAATTTCAATACCGCATCACCTTTATAAATCTCAATTGCTTTAGGATCATCATTGATCTGTTTGAGCATTTCAGTTACATACTTACGCATATTAAAAGTCCTCTAGTTCATCTAACAATAAACGACATTTGTGATCAATAAGATATTGCATAATAGCCATCTTATCACCTGTCGGTTTATTATTTAGGTATGAATCAATAATGGTTTTGGAAACATCTACAGGGATGAACTCAAAGTCAACCAGAGTTGCATTACGGTGCCAGTTGCGACGCTCTTCGTCATTCTTACAAGCAATGAAACCATTGGTAAAGAATTCTTGAAGACGCTTTGCACTCATAGGTTTCTGACGTTCACCAATCATAAACACATCATCTTTACTTAGAATGTTTGGCACTCCATCACCAGTATCACCTTTGACGATATGCTCAATCTTGTGCTCAATGATTTCTTGTTTAGTTGCAGTAACATACTTCTTCTGCATTGGCGACCACTGCTTTACATTAGGGTAAAGTTGTAGCTGTTTAAAGTCTTTGTCAGAAGACAGAATTAGAACTTTCTGTGATTCTTCAACTAGACCTGTTTGAATCAATTCATTATCCTGAACATACTTGGTCATGACTGCAATAATATCGTCTGCTTCAGCACGATCGATATGAAGAACCTTATACGGAAAGTGTGTAGCAAGATCGATACGCATCTCTGATAAAGTATCAAAGATTAGACCCCAGTCAAGATCAGATTTCTCACGATTGCTTTTACGCATGCCTTTGTAGTATTCAAAGAACTCTTTGCGCCAGTACTTACGACCATCGCAACAGATAACAAGGTCACCATATTCTTTGCCATACTTTTTCTTGTATGACTTGATTGTGGATAGTGTTACATGACGAATAAGATTTTTAACCTCAGACTCAGTACCTTTCAACTCGCGTTGGAATGTCAAAATAGCAGCAAGGGCTACCTGCGAATAATCAATTAGTATCATTATTAACTTTCTTTTGTGAATCACCACGCAAATTTAAAAATATAGCATTACAATATCTACCATCTCCACTTAAACTATTTTGTAAATTAGATTTTATTTCTTTTACTTCATGAAAAGTATTACCAGTAAGTATAATAACCCTATTATTTCTTATTTCAACTTCAGCTTCTTTTTTAGTGAGATTTCCATATAATTTCATTTCTCCACCAGAGAATTTCTTTGGTTCAGTAAAGAAATAATTTAAAATTGTAAATACTGTTGAATCTATATGTGGTGCATAATAGTCTGAATTCTCGTAATAAGAAAGTAGATGAGTTCTCGACTCGCAGTGATATAAGATTTTATATAGAGGGTTAATCTCG